CATTGGAGGCCGGCGCGCAATTCCCGCAGGCATCCCTGCAGGATGTCATCGCCATGACGCGCACGGCATCGCCTGCGCAGCGCAAGTGGTACCAGCGCGGCGTGACCGAGGCGCTGCGCGAGAACATCGAGGGAATGCCGGACATCGTGTCGCAGCCCAACGTCCTGCGCGCCGTTTCTGGAAGCCCAGCCGCGCGCGCGAAGCTTGAGGCGGTAACCCCAGAAAGAAGGCGGGAAGCCCTACAGGGCCGTATATCTGGCGAACGAACTGCGGCAGAAACTAATGCCTTCTTGCGTGGCAACTCGCAAAGCGTTGACAAAGCATTAGAGGCGGCAGACATGGCGGCAAACTTGGGGGTCGATACGATAGCTGATGTCGCTACTAGCGGATTCTTTCCAACACTAATTCGCAAGGTCAAAGACCAGTATGAAAAGGTTATCGTCGGTGTGACCGAAAACACGCGCGTTGAGATTGCCAGGCAGTTGACCAACTTCGACAACCCGGCGGCGCAGCGCGAGTTTTTGAACAGGCTGGCGCGCCTCAAGGCCAAGGGGGAGCTACGGGCTAAGGATGTAACCGCCAACGCCAGAGCGATGTCTGGAGCGGGAACGCAGGCCGCCGGTCCCGGCTTGTTAAGCCCAGAGGATTAAGGCTAAACTCGCCGCACCTCAAAAGGGAGGCGATATATCGTGCCACCTCGTCGTGACCGCCACGCCCGGCTGCAGATCCCGCGTCGGTTCCAGCTGCACGGCCACGAGGTCACGGTGCGGATCATCCCGCGCACCCGGTGGCCGCACTCGATGGATACCGTCGGGATGTACGACCCGACCCGTCACCGCATCGACCTGCGGGGCGATCTGGGCGACACCGAGCTCCAGCAGGCCTTCTGCCACGAGTGGGCCCATGCCCTGCTCTGCGAGATGAATCACCCGCTAAACGACGACGAGGTATTCGTGGACAACTTGGCGAGCCTACTGCACCAGTCGCTGACGACCTTTGACTGGGACGCCAAGCCATGATGACCGCATCCGACCAAGACTTCATCGCGGCATGGCAGCGACTGAAGCGACCCGCAGATGTGGCAAGGGCGCTGAACCTTTCGGTGCGGCAGGTGTTCACGCGCCGCCGATCGCTCGAGACGAAGCACGGCATCGTGCTCGAATCTGAAAACAGCAGGGCCTGTACCGAGAACACGCGAGGCCCGTCGGGCGCCGCCTTCCGCGCCAGCAAGCTCGCCGCCGAGCGGGCGGTTAAGTACGAGGGCGAGATGCACGACACGCTCGCCGACGGCGTGGTGATGGTGGCCTCCGACTGCCACTACTGGCCCGGCGTCGTCACCGTCGCGCACGAGGCATTCTGTCGGCTCGCCAAGAAGCTCAAGCCCGAGATGGTCATCCTCAACGGCGACATCTTGGACGGCGCTCGCATCAGCCGGCACCCCCGAATCATGTGGGAGCAGCAGCCGCAGCTCAAGGACGAGATCCATACCGTCCAAGATCGCTGCGCTGAGATCGCCCGAGCGGCAGGCTCGGCCAAGCTGGTGCGCACAATCGGCAACCACGACGCGCGGTTTGAGAACTACCTCTCCGGCCGCGTCGCCGAGGTCGAGGGGATGCCTGGCACGACGCTGCTCGACTTCCTGCCGTCATGGCGCGCCGGCTGGGCGCTGCACTTGAACGCCAAGACGGACGGCTGGGTCTGCGTCCGGCATCGCCCGGTCAATGGCGGCATCCACGCGGCCTACAACAGCGCCCTGAAAAGCGGCGTGAGCTACGTCCACGGCCACCTCCACCAGCTCAAGGTCACGCCGTGGGGCGACTACCGAGGCAGGCGCTACGGCGTAGACACCGGCACGATGGCCGACATCACCGGCCCGCAGTTCACCTATGTCGAGGCGGGGCCGGTCAACTGGGCGTCAGGCTTTGCCGTGCTCACGTTTCGCGAAAAGCGAATGCTGCCGCCCGAGCTCTGTGTGGTCGAGGGCGGCAAGGCGTGGTTCCGGGGCGAGGCGGTCTAACGCTCCCTCGGGTCCACGCCGGCGAGCATCGAGGCGTACCAGAGCATCTTCTTGGCGTCCTGCGCGACTGAATCCTTTAGCCCCAGTCGCCAGTTGTACTTCGCCACCTGGCCGCGCAAGTACCCGCGAAACTCCGTCGGCGACAGCTGCGCCTCGATGGCGTCGATGCACTCGATCTCGCCGGCCCTGTAGTGGGCCGGGTTAATGGGGTCGCTCATGTCATCACCTCCACGAGAAGCGCGCAGAACAGCAGGATGCCGATCGCCGCGATGATTGCGTCGCGCAGCAGCCGAAAGAAGGCGTCAAAGTCAGGCGGTCGTTCCATCACCATCCTCCACGGCATCCTCGAGGCGCCCGAGGATCTCGTCAAACTCCTGATCGGAGAGCTGCGCCTTGCCGGCGAGCGTGCACCACGCAGGGTCCATGCGGCGCAGTGCGTCGCGGACTTCGGTCAGTAGTTCTAGGTGGCTCATATCGTCGTCTCCTTCTTCGGTCCAGAACACTCGCCCTTGAACATCGCGTGACACCGCCCGCCGCCGTCGAGGCAGTTCGGGTACGCGCACCCGGCACGCGGCCCGCGCAACTGCTCGAGCTCTGCGGCGTACTGCGCGCACCGCTCCATCAGCTCCTTCACCTTCGCCCGGTACTCTGACTCCGAGTGCGCGCGCGCGAGCCACTCCTTGTCCCAGTCGTCGAGCTCGATGGTCATTCCCGGTCCTCCGCGCTGTGCCAGTCGCGCTGGCGCTTCAAGAACGTCGGCCACTTGAGCTCGTCCACCCAGCTGCGATCGTCGATCAGCACCTGGTTGGTGGGCTGCGCCGTGTACCGACCGTTCTCGAGCTGCAGGAAGTAGAACTCCTTCGACTGCGACGGCGAGGCGCTGAACGCATCGCCGACCGGCGCGAGCGTGAACAGGTACATCCCGCTCTCTTCAGAGCCGTCCTGCAGGCGCGCGCGCGCGTTCATGCTAGACAAATACGGATACTCTAAAAGCGAGAACTGGTACCCGTAGGCGTCCCAAGTCTGTGCCTGGGCGGGCGTCCACGGTGGCGCGTCTTTAATTGACGAGAGCCGGTGCAGCGGAACATTCCGGTAAACCGCGCCGCATTCGAGCAGTACATGGCACCCGAAGGCGCGCCCGGGGAAGCTCGTGAGCCCGAACCAGACCGCCCGCAGCGGATCGTGCTTGCCGATGGCGTCGGCGTCCAGCCAGACATATTGATGGGTGGGCAGCGGGCCGGCGTGTGTGTGTAGCGTCATAGTAGGGTACCGGCTGTCTGGACGGGGCCGGGCTCCGAAGTGGTTATCGCCAGACTCGAGGGTGGATCAGGCCGCTCTCTTCTTGAGCCTCTCGTTCAGATCGTGCAGCGCCCGCAGGTGCAGGAACGCCGGCCACGCATCATCGTCCAGGGACGGATAGAAGTGGTGACCAAAGTCGCCGTTTTCCCTCGAGAACCGCAGCAGGTGGTACCCGCCGTCGATCTTGCTGCCGGTGGTCTCCTCGTACGCTTTCGCATACGCCGCCAGTTGGCACAGCATCTCCGGCCAGACCGAGTTTGAGGTCTTGAAGTCCCCGAGCACGAGCTTGCCGTCGAGCTTGCCGATGAAGTCCAGGGTGCCACCATAACGGTGCGCCTCGGATATCACCTTCACCTCGCAGTCGATGATCTCGAGCTGCGTGCCCTTGCACCAGAACTCAAATGCGCTATAGGCCGACGATGCGCGCGCGCGGAACGACACCGGGTCGGTGACGGTCTCGGCGGCGATGCTCTTCTCGAGCACCTCCACCGGAGACCCGCCCTTCACCCAGGCCTCGCACATGGCGTGCACGCACGTCCCGATGGCGAGGATGTCGTTGCCCTCGTAAAGACCGTTCGGTGCGTCCCTGCCCTGCCCCTCCAGCAGCCCGTGCTCGCGGCCCTGCTTGTACGCCCAGTTGATAAGCGCGCCGGGGTCCTTAACCTTGAGGACCGTCGTCACCGACGGAATCTTCTTCCCGTCGGCTGCCTTGTACCCTTGTCGTGGCGTGGGCATGGTCAGAACGCCAGGTCGTCGTCGGCGAAGTCCGACGCCAGCGCCGCAGGCGCGGCGGCAGGCTTCGGGGCCGGCTTCGGCGCGTCGACGATGCGGGCGGCGATCTTGTCCTGCATCCAGGTCGGTAGCTGCAAAAAAATCGCAGGGTCTGGTGCGTCCGTTGAGTACACCAGCGCCTCGCCCTCCATCACCGGAGCCGGGATCGCCTTCGGCAGCGGCATGATGGACGTGAGGTTGGCGTAGGTACGGTCGCCCTTCACCGAGTGCGTCACGTTGATGAAGGCCGGCTTCCCGGCGATCTTGCCCAGGTCGAACTTCTTCAACTCCTCCGGCGTGAACGCCTTCCCGCGCCAGCTCGTGAGCAGCGCGTAGAGCGTGCTCTTCTCGTTGAGCGAGAGGCCGACGGTGCGCGAGATGACCGCCGGCAGGCTCTTGGTCTCGCCCTCCTTCGTGATCTCGACCCGGATCTCCGGTATCTGGAACCGCAGCACCACGGTCCTTTTCGGCGCAAACTGGCCGCCGGGTGACGGCTGGACGCCAAGGTCCACCACCATGTCGCACACGGCCGCATACGCACCCGCCTCAATGGGCTTGCGGGGCTCGAAACTACCGCCAGAGGCGGCGCTAACAAACAGACTCATCGCTTCTCTCCTTCTTGGGTTGTTGAATCGACTCTTCGGATCTCGACCACGCCGTCGTGGCCTGTAAAAATTGAAAGGCCGGAAAACTTGAGCGCTTGCGCCAACTCGCCGACCGATACGCCAACAAGGCGCGCACGGGTGGGGGCGGCGATGCTGATGGCATCAGTCCGCAGGCCCACCGACCGCTCAAGGTTCTTGTAGAAGATGTCGACGGCGCTCATACGAACCACCGCGAATACTTGCCCGGCTGCACGACGCGCGCGCGGATGGTCGGGTGCGGCAGCCGCTCGCGGCGGTCGCGCAGGCACGGCCACGGCGCGGGGCGCGCGTACATGAAGAGCGCCAAGACGCCGAAGAAAATCAGCGCCAAAAGCCCGACGGCTGCGCAGAAGGCGGTCTCAAGGGGAGTCATGCTGCCCCCTTTACAAGGGCAACCGCGCCGGGGTTTACCCATTCCCAATAGAACCCATGATCCTTCGCCCATGTCTCAAGGGCGGGGTGAATCCACGGGCAACCGCCGCGAAACTCTCCGTA